AAATTAAATCATCGGAGTAAAGATAATGCATCCAAGAGAGAAAGTCTTGGGTAAGGCTAAATGGTTTCGACTTAAGAGACAGCCTGTCCCATTAGACTTGTTAGCAGAGGCTGACAGTTTAGGTCTTAGTCTAGAAATTCTAGGTGAAAACACAAACTTAATTCATTTAAACGAAAATGGAGAATTCGAATATGTCGACAAAGACGAAGAAGACGATATTCATCACGCACAAAGGGATCGCCCAATACCCATGGCTAAATAAGCCAGACACCCAGTTCGATGCTGATGGTGTTTATAAATGCAACCTAATCGTACCAACTGACCACACTAAAGAGATCAGGGAAGTTGTTAATAAGGTTGCTGAAGAAGAATTTGGCAAGACTAAAGTTAAGAATGCCAGATTACCTTTTAAAGTTGATGAGGAAACTGGACACTCAATCATTATAACTAAGTCCAAGTTTGAACCAAAGTTTTGTGATGCCACTGGTAATATTATTACTGGTGATATTCCAAAGTTGTGGGGTGGATCAACTTTAAAATTAGCTGGTTATGTATCGCCCTACTCAGCTGCTGGTAATATTGGTATTAGTTTACACCTGACCAAAGTTCAGATCATCAACCCAGTTGGTGGTGATGCTGACGATGGTATTTCATTTGGTGAAGAGAAAGATGGTTTCATCGCAGAACAGGATGAAATTAACTTAGCAGCTGAGCAAGCGAGTGCTGATGAGACCGATAACCCCAAGTATAATTTCTAGAGGGTATCGGTCAGGCTTAGAAGATAAGATAGCTAAACAGATAAAAGATGCTGGGTATGATGTAATCTACGAACAAGAAAAGATTACCTACACTCAGCCGGCTCGACAGGCTAAGTACACACCAGATTTCAAGCTACCTAAACGAGGTGGCTTTTTTTATGTAGAAACGAAAGGTCGGTGGCTGACTGCTGACAGGCATAAACACCTGTTAATTAAACAGCAGTTCCCAGACATCGACATTCGTTTTGTTTTTTCAAGTCAAAACAGCAAGCTCTACAAGGGGTCAAAAACTACTTATGCCATGTACTGTGAACGTCATGGTTTTAAGTATGCACATAGAGTTATTCCTGACAGCTGGCTGTTAGAAGGGAAAGTGAAAAGCTATGAATATGATAAGAAGAAGAAGAAAGCCCAGCCAGAAGATGCTGGTGACTGATCATCTTAAAAGGGTTGGAAGCATCAGTGGATTAGAGGCTTTAAATTTGTATAGGGTCATGGACTTACCAAAGTTAATGTCTGATTTAATCAACAAAGGTGGTTTACCAATTCGTAAGCAGTACCGAAATGATAACACCGGAGTTCGTTATCTCAGGTATCACTTTGATGGTGAGGATGTCAGAGAACAGGTCGGTAAGGAAGTTTATTCCGGAGACCTTTTTCAAATGAATTAATAATAAAAACATTTATAAATAGGAGAGCAGAACAATGAGTAATTTTATCAGGCATGAGTCTTGCCCAGAGTGTGGTAGCTCAGATGCAAACGGAGTTTATGATGACGAAAGTTCGTTCTGTTTCTCCTGTCAAACCTATAAAAAATCGAAACCCAATGAAAAGAGAGTTGATCTCACCAAAATATCGAAACAAAGTAAGACCTTCAAAAAAGCTCTACCGAAGGGTGAAGTCAAAGGTCTTAGACATCGAGGTATAAGTGAAGAGACTTGTAGAAAGTTTGGTTACTTAACTTCTTTAAATGGTAATGAGCTTGCAGCTTACAGAAATAAATCTGGAGCTGTCGTGGCTTACAAAGTCAGAACACCTGACAAGAAGTTTTCGATAGTGGGTGACACAAATAAGCTACAGCTGTTTGGGCAACACCTTTGGAACACCGGAAAGAAACTTGTGATTACCGAAGGTGAAATAGACTGCATGACTGTATCCCAAATTCAAAATCATAAGTGGGCTACAGTTTCAATTCCAAACGGCTGTGCAGCTGCCAAGAAATCCATTCAGAATAACTGGGACTATGTCGCTAATTTTAGTGAAACTATAATTATGTTTGACATGGATGACCAAGGACAAAAGGCAGCTCAGGAAGTAGCAGAGTTACTGCCAGTAGGTAAAGCTAAGATAGCGAGGCTTCCTTTTAAAGACCCAAACGAGTGTCTGAGGAAAGGTAAGGCAGACGAAATTATTACAGCCATCTTTCAAGCCAGAACCTACAGACCTGACGGAATTATAGCAGCTAACGATATTAGAGCTAGTATTAGTGTGGATGAGGCTGCTTCATCCATCGCTTACCCCTACGAGAGGCTAAACTTGGTTACTAAAGGTCTCCGGAAGGGTGAGTTGGTCACTATTACAGCTGGCTCTGGTATCGGCAAGTCAACTTTAGTTAGAGAGATTGCATACCATCTTCATCAGGTCAGTGAAAAGATCGGCATGATTATGCTGGAAGAAAGTAACAAGAGAACCTTGCTTGGGTTAATCGGAATTCATCTTTCAAAGAATATCTGTGTTGATAGATCACTGGTAACCGATGAAGAAATTGATCATGCATTTGGTGAGCTTTTTCCAGACATGAATAAACAGGTTTATCTTTATGATCACTTTGGTTCAACTGACGTTGACCTGATCTGCAACAAAATAACTTACATGGTGAAGGCACTGGATGTGAGCTGGATTGTGTTAGACCACATCAGCATACTGATTTCTGGTTTAGCTACTGGAGATGAACGTAAGTTAATAGACATGGCGATGACTAAACTCAGGACATTAGTTCAAGAGTTAAACATCGGCTTAATCATTGTATCCCACCTGAGAAGACCAGAGGGAGACAAGGGACATGAAGATGGTGCAAAGGTACGTCTTGGACAGCTTAGAGGCTCTCATGCCATTGCTCAGCTTTCTGACATCTGCATAACATTACAAGTTGATGCTGAAGCACCTGACGGAAATGTCAGGCATCTTCATGTTTTAAAGAACCGATTTACTGGTGAAACTGGCTATGCTGGATCAGTAAATTACGACATCGATAAGGGTCGATTATCAGACCAACAAATTAACTTTTAAAAACTATAAGGAGAGTAACCATCATGTTTTTAGATGATCCAAAAGCAGTTAACGAAGATAACAAGGGAAGAGTTTTCTCCCAGTACCATCTGTCCAGCCTTGTATGTATTGGTAAACCCCTCACTTTAGAAGAGGCACAAGAGATGTACCGAAGAGACATCAATAAAGAAAACCTGTTTGAAGCCTCTTTTGAGAGGAAGGTTACAAGACCAAACATTGACGCTCAAAAGGCATACTACTGGAGAAATCGTGAGAAAATTAAACTCAAGAATGCTGCAAAGAAGAAACTCTGTGTATGAAGATGATCCTAGAGCTGAGAACTGGGATAAGCATGGAAGATATTATTCTAAGATTAGGGGTAATGTCTATAGTCGATGTTCATCTTTAGACGTTGTAATTGACTATGCCAACACTCAGGGTATCGACAGCAACTATGTGTCCTATAAGAAAAACCTTAAGGAACGTAACCGAAAAGCGAGAGAGTACTACAGGCTGCATAGAGAAAAGATTTTACTTAAACACAAATTAAAAAATCAACAAAACAAAAAGGAGAGCAAACAATGATTTGGATACCTGTAATTGTCATTGCTTGGAACTTAAATGGTTTACCAACTTTTGTTAACTTTCCGATGGTGAACTTTCCGTTTACCTCGGAAACAAAATGCCATCAGTATATCAACCAAGTTAGAAGTAGCATCGTTAAAGACCCTCAGTACATCGAGGGTTATAGTGTCTGCGTGGAAGTTAAAACAAAGAAAGGGCAGAACACCTGACACCACTATGAGATTGGTTTTCGATATTGAAACCAACGGACTGTTAGACACTCTAGATAAAATCCACTGCATTGTCATCAAAGACATCGATAATAATATGCTGTACTTTAGCAGCTCAAAACATCAATCGTTTAACAAAATATTAGAAGTCTTAGAAAATGCAGACGAGATCATAGGTCACAACATAATAGGTTTTGACCTACCAGCCATACAAAAAGTCTATCCTGACTTTAACCCCCAAGGAAAAGTAACTGACACTTTAGTTATATCAAGATTAATTGAAGCTGACATGGTTAACACTGACTTTGACAGCTCAGTCAATATGCCTAAAAAACTTTATGGGTCTCATTCCCTTAAGGCTTGGGGTTTGAGATTAGGAAACCATAAAGGTGACTACGAGGGTGACTGGGAAGAATTCTCTGAGGAGATGCTGGAGTATTGTAAACAGGATGTTGAGGTTACCCATGCTTTATGGAAGCGATTAGCTCCGGAAAAGTATTCACAACAAGCCATCAAGTTTGAACATCAGGTTGCAGAATTATGTGACAGGATTGGTAATGCTGGATGGACTTTTGACATTAAAAAAGCAAGCGAACTCTATGCCAAGTTAGCTCAGGAGAGAGCATCTTTAGAAGGTGAGCTGCAAACTTTATTTGAGCCTTGGGAGATTGTCACCGAGTTTATTCCTAAAGTTAATAATAAAAAACTTGGATATAAGAAGGGTGAGCCTTTTAACAAGGTGAAGGTTGTAGAGTTTAACCCTAACTCCAGAAAGCACATCCAGTTTTGCCTAGAGAAAAAGTACAGGTGGAAACCAAAGAAGATGACACCATCCGGTGATGCCCAGATTGATGAAACTATATTGAGTGGGCTTCCTTACCCAGAAGCTAAAAAGCTGGCTCGTATGTTTATGCTAAATAAAAGAATTGGAATGTTAGCAGAAGGCAACGCAGCTTGGCTTAAGCTCGTCAAGGATGATGGAAAACTACACCATTCAATTATATCTAACGGAGCTGTAACCGGAAGAGCAACCCATCGATACCCTAACTTAGCCCAAGTGCCAGCTGTTAGAGCTGAGTTTGGCAAGGAGTGTAGAGAGTTGTTTACTGTTCCAGCTGGCTACGAGTTAGTTGGGGCAGACTTGTCTGGGATTGAGCTGAGATCATTGGCTTACTATTTATCAGCTTACGATGATGGAGCATATGCAAAAGAAATTCTTAATGGTGACATCCACACTAAGAACCAGAATGATGCTGGCTTAGAAACAAGAGACCAAGCTAAGACATTTATTTTTGCTCTCATCTATGGTGGTGGAGATCAGATGATCGGTAAGATCGCTGGTTCTAATGCTAAAAAAGGTAAAGAGCTTAAGGCTAACTTTTATGAGGCGAACCCATCCTTCAAACAACTCAAAGATAACTTAGAAGAGGCAAGCTCCAAGGGATTTATTCTTGGGCTTGATAAAAGAAAACTAAAGATAAGAAGTACGCACAAAAGTTTTAATACTTTACTGCAATCATGTGCAGCTCTTATTTGCAAACAGTGGATACTCAACATAGACCAAGAAATCAGAAGGCAGAAGATCGATGCCAAGATAATTGCTTGGGTACATGATGAAGTCCAGATAGCAGTAAGAAAAGGAGATGCTGATCATGTCGGTAATATCACTAGACAAATGGCTAAAAAGTCAGGCGAAGACTTCCAAATCGAAGAAATCCCAATCGAAGCCGAATTCAAAGTCGGAACAAACTGGTCAAACACACATTAACTTTACACCTGAGTTCGAAATCCCTGACCCAGAAACACAGGCAGCACTCAGGGAACTCTACCGAACCTTAAGTAAGGCACACAGAAATCCTTTTTTAACTAAGAGTAGGTTTGCCAGAGCTAAGGCTGACCTGATTGCTGCCTGTGCTTCTCAGGGTTATATCACGACTAGAGTTAACGAATATGGGTTTGGTAACAAGTGGTGTATAACCGACTTTGGTATTCAAACGATGTATGAGCTAGAGGTGTATGACAATGGAAATGACTAAACTTTTAATTGATGCTGACCTGTATTTGTTCAGAGCCTGTGCAGCTGCCGAAACCGAAACCGATTGGGGCGATGACATATGGTCTCTATGGACTGACCTTGGAGATGCAAAGGAAGTCTTTAACAATACCATTAACGACATCACCACAACACTCAACTCAACTGACTTGGTTCTGTGTTTGTCAGACACCAACAACTTCAGAAAGAAGATTGACCCCACTTATAAATCCAACAGGAAGAAAACCAGAAAGCCTCTTGGATATAAGGCGATGGTTGATTGGGCTAAGAACCAGCATCCATACTTCAGTAAACCAGAGCTGGAAGCTGATGACTGCATGGGTATTATGGCAACTATGCCTGTCAATAAAGGCAAGTGCATTATTGTGTCTGACGATAAGGACATGAAGACGATCCCAGCTAAAGTTTATCGCCCTATGTCGAGTGAGAGGCTGGACATCACAGAAGCCGATGCTAACAGCTTTTTCCTCAAGCAAGTTTTAACTGGAGACCAAGCCGATGGTTACTCAGGTCTCAAGGGTGTCGGTGAAAAGACAGCCGATAAGATACTTGGGAGCAGACCTGATTGGTCTCTGGTTGAAAGAGCTTACATCAAGGCTGGCTTTACTCGTAGTGATGCAATCAAGCAAGCTCAGCTGGCTAGGATATTACAGTGGTCAGATTGGGACAAACAAAAAGATAAACCGATACTATGGAGACCAAAACGATGATGAATAACAACAGCAGACCTGATTTTAGCTTTTGGTCTAACCTTACCAAAAAACCATTCAAAGAAGAAGAAGAAGAAGAAGTCAATCTAGTCGAAAAGGCAATGGAAGAAGACCAGATAAGATACGGAGAATTCATACGACAGGGAGTGAAAAAAGATATGTCATATAAGAAAGCCATCAAGAAGCATGAAAAAGAGCAGCAGAAGCAGCGAGAGTGCATGATAACCAAGCCACAACATTACCACCAATTCACCATCGAGCCTTCAGATTTCATTATGAAAAATCGATTTTCTTTTTGGAAAGGCAACATTGTTAAGTACGCATCCAGAGCCGGTGAAAAGATTTATGATGGGATGGACATCACCCAGTCTGAGATTACAGATTTAAGGAAGGCAATTCGTTACGCAGAAATGCGAATTAACCAACTAGAAGGGAAAGAACCAAATGCAGTTTCGTAATCAATTTGCTGAAGACATATTTAATTTAAAGTACAGACATAGTGAGGGCTGTGACACTTGGGCTGACCTAAGTAAAACACTCGCCCAAGAGGTTGGTGAAGACCTCATGTCCCAGAGTGAGATAGACCAGCTGGCACAGTACATGACTGACATGAAGTTTATCGCTGGTGGTAGATACCTATGGTATGCCGGAAGAGACTTAAAGTATTATAACAACTGTTTCCTTCTTAGAGCCGAGGAAGATACCAGAGAGGATTGGGCTAACCTTGCTTGGAAGGCTACATCCTGTTTGATGTCTGGTGGTGGTATTGGAATTGACTACTCTGTCTATAGACCAGCCGGCAGCCACCTAAAGAGAACAGGTGGAGTTGCCTCTGGAGCTATACCAGCCATGAAGATGATCAACGAGATTGGAAGACAGGTCATGCAAGGTGGATCACGAAGGTCGGCAATGTATGCATCCCTTCACTGGAAACATGGAGACATCGAAGAATTCCAGACCATGAAGAACTGGTATGATATGCCAGCCGGAGAAAGTAATATAGGCAAACTCAAAGAGGCTAACTTTAATTTCCCAGCACCGATGGACATGACCAACATCAGTGTTAACTACGACACTGAGTGGTTTAACAACTTCTTTGAAACCAAATCTGTAGGCAGTACATTCAGAACCAATGTTGCCCAAGCTCTTAAGACCAGCGAGGCTGGCTTTAGTTTTAACTACGGCAAAGATACAGAGACCTTACGCAATGCCTGTACAGAAGTTGTATCAAGTGATGACAGTGACCTGTGTAATCTTGGGTCATTGAACTTTAGCCAGATAGAAAACTATGGAGAGCTGGTAGAGGTTGCTCGGTTAGCCACAAAGTTTTTATTATGTGGAACAATCAAAGGCGATGTTCCTTATCAAAAGATTAAACAAGTAAGAAGTAGAAACAGGAGATTAGGCTTAGGTATTATGGGTCTTCACGAATGGCTACTTCAGAGAGGATACAAATATGAAATCAACGATGAACTTAGGACATGGCTCAAGGCTTACAAAGAGATATCAGATATCACTTCTAAAAACTTTTCTTATCATCTCGGTGTTAGTCAACCTGTTGCTAATCGTGCTATTGCACCGACTGGTAGTATTGGTATTCTAGCTGGAACTACAACAGGCATAGAACCATTGTTTGCTGTTGCCTACAAAAGAAGATACCTGACTAATGGTAAAGATTGGACTTACCAGTATGTGGTAGACAGTGCAGCATCATCCATGATCTCCAAGTATGGAGTGAACCCTGAGAAGATCGAGAGTGCATTAGACCTAGCCTCAGACCCAGAGAGAAGGATCAAGTTCCAAGCTGATGTCCAAGACTATGTGGACATGAGTATATCATCCACCATTAATCTCCCAGCTTGGGGAACTGAACTAAACAATGAAAGTAAGGTCGATGAGTATTCATACATGATAGCAAAGTATGCTCACAGGTTAAGAGGTCTTACGTTCTATGCTGATGGGAGCAGAGGTGGACAACCCCTCAACGCAGTACCATTCCATGAAGCATCAAACAAAGTAGGCAAAGAATACAAAGAAGAAACACATGACATATGTGACATCAGTGGAAAAGGTGGATCATGTGGAATGTAGCTTTAAACTCGATATAAAGCTCGTCAGAGGCATGAAGACAACATTAGGCTACTTGGGTAGCTAAATGTGTCTTTATGTGTGCTGGTGATGCTTATATCGATGTTTTTTACTTCTACTTGGGTAGCTAAATGTGATGGATTATCGAAATGTCCACCCTTAAGAGAGAAGCACATATACTTAAGAGAAGACTATAGATTATGCCGGAGTTAGAATGGGAGTGGTGGCTGTTGATTATGATTACGACTAACACTTTGTTTAACGTACTAAGGTACTACAAAAGAAGAGGTAATCACACCAAGAAACAACAGAAGCTCTGTACTTGTGAAGAGAACATTTATAAACAAGAGAGAGAACACAAGTAAGACCGAGAGTTATAACTTAGGTGATGACCATGGGTTTTAATCCCAATTTTTACAAACACTTCCAGACCCCTTCCCAATAATTTTCAGAACAAACATGACTAATCTAATGTCTTTGGATTATTTATTTGTTTCATTCGCATCGGATAACGTATCCGTTGCAGTAAAACTCAAGCAATACCAACAACTTCAATCAATCTCTCCCAGATTTTAGTTACATACTGGGCAAAAATGACCCCCATGGGTTAATCAAATCAATCAATTCAAAAAAAGAGCTAAAGGTTTTTGTTGTTGTTATTATTATTCCCACCTTTGTTAATGGAGAGACAATTGACAACAAACAACTCAGAGAAACTTACTAACGAAGAAATAAAGTCTAAAATCGAGAACCTTAACTCGGAGTTAGATAGCCTCTACAACGAATTAGCAAGTCGAGAAGAAAAGCTCATCACCGAAGCTCAATCAAGATTTCAACGAGCAAGGGATGAGTTACAAAAAGTATATGCCGAGACCAATAACCATGGTTCTCACATGAGAAACATCATCGGCATTCTCAATAACAATTTTTAGAAAGAAGATAGAAGAATATGGCACTAGAGACAGGAACATATATAAACAGCTTAAATGCATCTAACCCAACAGCGACAGATGCCCTAGCTCAAGCCGATGATCACCTTAGATTGATCAAGAGTACTATAAAGGCATCTTTTCCTAATGTGTCTGGTGCTGCTACACCCACCCATACCGAATTAAACTATTTGGACATTACGACACTCGGCACATCTGAAGCGAGTAAAGCTGTCACAGTAGATAGCAATGGTGACCTCATTATTCCAGACAGTGACAAGTTCAAGTTTGGTGCTGGTAGTGATATGCAACTCTACCACGATGCTACTAATTCCTATATTACCAATGCCACTGGCGAATTAAAAATTGCTACGGAAACAAGTGGAATTGCCGTCAAGATTGGTCACACAACCTCAGAGACAACTATCCAAGACAACCTTACTGTCACTGGTGACCTAACTGTCTCAGGTGATAATAATATTGTGTCTTTTACTGCTGGTATGGTGATACCCTACGCTGGACTTACTGCTCCCTCTGGGTGGTTACTCATGTTTGGACAATCCCTTAACACATACACCTACCGAGTTCTTCACGCAGTCATCTCCAACACCTATGGTGGTACGGCTTACAATGCTGGAGTAACTGACCAAAGTGGAGTATCCACAACTTTCACCTTGCCTGATTTACGAGGGCGAGTAGTCGCTGGACAGGATGATATGGGTGGCTCTTCAGCCGACCGATTGACTAATCCAGCTGGTACACTGGGGCATGGACTTGATGGCGATACCTTGGGAGCTAGTGGTGGTGCTGAAACCCACGTTCTAACAACTGACCAGATACCGGCACACACGCACACTTATCAGAAACCCAATGCATATTCTGGAAGTACTGGTAATCCAACTGTATATGGCGATGGTTTTTCAAATGTAAGTACTGGTTCAGCTGGTGGTGGCACACTCCACAACAACCTACAGCCAACCTTTATCCTCAACTACATCATAAAGACTTAACCCTATGCCTAATTTTCCTATTAGAGACCTTGGTCAAATTGGGGTAGTTTCGGATGTCTCCCCCTATAACTTACCAGTGAACGGCTTCTCAAGTGGATTTAATGTCCGATTTGATGAGGGAAAAGTTAAAAGATCACCAATCTTCCGTACTGTCAAAGCCAGCTTAGGATTTACTCCAAGGTTTAGCTTTGGTGTTATTAACTCCTCTGCGTTTGACACTGTGCTAATTTTGACTGACGATTGGGAAATCCATGAGTACGCAAGTGGAACTGTGTCCGACAGGTCTGGATCAATATCAGGCACATCTGACCCAAGACCTTACACAGGAGTGAACAACGGCAACGTATTATACTTGAATAGACCTGACCGAATACCTGTCCATCGAACAGCTGTAAATACTAACTTCTCAGACTTAACAAACTGGGATGCTAATACTCGATGTGTATCTTTAAGAGGTTTCAA